GAATAGTAGGTCGAACGTGGCCAAGTTCCTAGACAGATCCAAGCGCAGCTTCGGTGATGCGGGTAATGACTTCATGATATGGGCACCGTTCCATGATCAGCGCGACATGAACTTAATGAACGAAGCTGGCATCAAGAACTTTGAACAGTGGATCAAGGCCACGAAACCCACGCACGTTGTGATCGACACAATCCGATCAGCGTTCCCAGGTCTGCAAGAAAACTCTGCCGAGCAATGGGGGTACATCAACCAGCTATGTCTAAAGCTACGCAACGCGGGTCTGTGCGTATGGCTTCTGCATCACAGTAACAAGCCAGGTGAAAGCGGCACGTCAGGTCGTGAAGCGGGTAGCTCTAATCAGTTGACCGTACTTGAAACCCAGATCAAGGTCACACAGGTGTTCTGGGATCAGGAAACGGCAGACGTAAAGGCAGGCATCTACGAGGGTAGTATTACCGCAAGTCCATTTGTGGACATGAATGTTGCTGCGGAAGCCGAGGGCAGGCGTATAGATGTCATGATGCAGTTGCGGTATGGCAAGGTACGTGAGTGGTCAGACGTTCACGAGCCTGTATATAATATAGCCTTCACCTCTTCGACAGAAGACGACACTGTATCCATCATGTCACCAAGGACAGCGAGACAGAGAACCATGACCTTTGCTCAAGAATGGACAGACGCCTCTGGCGCAGTGAGACCACCCCTCTCTGACATAGAGATAGCAAGTCGGGTAGGTCGCCCCGTGTCTACTATAGCTGAGTGGACTGAAAAAATTAGAGCTACATCAGCCCCGTCATGGGCAGCTAACTCTCAATAAAAAAAACCCTCGACGTAGTTAATACCTAGCGTCGAGGGAGTTCTGTCTGGGAGAAAACAGTTTAGTGTAACAACTAAAGTTTAGCACCAAGACCAAAAAGTTTGCAACAAAAATCTACATTAGCTTAGATAAAATACCGAAAAGACTTTCGTACATTTGTTCGTACCCGAGGCGATAAAATCGCTGCTCTCTTTGTCTTTGTCCTGCTCTCATACGAAGTAATACATTACTTCGTATTCGCTTGCAGTCGCCTACATCGCTTGCGATTTTATCGTCTTTGTCGGAAATGTCAATAGGTACGCATATATTTTTTACCACCTAAAGTTTACACTAAGTTGTGCATATGTTACAAGTCGAGACATGTTTACGCAAGAAACGGTAACGAACGCGATCATGTCAAGAAAAATCAAGTTACCTGATCAAGAGGTGACTTGGCTCCGAAAGCATCACAATGACTTCACTCACAAAGAATTAGCTGAGAAGTATGAGGTGTGCTTGGACACGCTGAAGAGATTACTCATGCGGCTTGAACTTCAATACTTTCCAGGTGCCAAGTATCAGATCAAGCCTACTCCCGAAAGCTGGAGCAGACCCTGCATATTTTGCGGGTGCAATGAACCTCGCCCTAAGAACCAGTACAGATGCGATACCTGTGTAGACCGTGAGGGAGACGCCGAGCGCGTAACCCTTGAGCAACATCAACAGACGCAGGCTCGCAAGAAGCCTTACAAGCCAGAGGTTCCTTGGTAATGGGCAATCCACAGAAGAGAAAAGGCGACAAGTACGAAGTCGATTTGGCGAAGTGGTTCAACGAGAACATCTTCAATGAAGAGCGTTGCCAACGTGCCCCTCTCAGTGGTGGCGGTAAGATAGGATTGCAGGCTGGCGGTGCTGATATACTCGGTACGCCAGACGTGTTCATCGAAGCCAAGCGAGTAGAGAGATTAAACGTACGAGATGCGATGCGCCAAGCAGAGCGCAACATAGACCAGACAAAATCTCCCGAAGCCCCCGTAGTCGTGACGAGACGAAATCAAGAAGCACTAGACGACAGCCTCGTAGTCATGCGCCTCAAGGATTGGCGTCACATGTACGCAGCTCTTCTTGAAAAGCGAGGGTTCTTGTGAAGGTTCTGTTCTTACTTATCTGGTTTCGTGCAGTACCAGATGTGGGTGTTAGCTATCATCACTTAGGTTCGTTCGACAATGAGACTAAGTGTATGACAGAATTACGTATAGCTTCTGTCTTGGTGAACGACAAACTGGAGACAATAGAATGTATCCAGGTTCAAGTGTACAACTAAGTCACCTCCGAATGTAGGTATGTGTCCTACAACACCATATGCAAAGGACGACACTCTCGTACGAAAGCATTATTTTATTTCAATGGCACGTAGATCAAGCCCAAATTCAAAACGCGGTCGAGCAGCTAAGTCTGCGCGGCAGAAAATATTACGTACACCCAAAACTACCGTGTCGGTTAATGGAGTTGTACGCCGTGGCAGTAGCCGAAGTAATAGCCCTCGCAAGCGCAGCTAACTCTGCTTACGCAGTTATCAAGAAAGCTGTATCAAATGGTCGTGAGTTGTCTTCCGTCGCTTCATCTATAGGCGTGATGCTAGACAGCGAGACCAAGTTAAAAGACGCCAGCAAGAAAAAGAGTTCCCCTTTCACCAACCTTCTTGGCAAGGGTGCATCAGACTTCGAAGCCTTTCAGAAACTTGAAGAGATGAAGGACAACAGAAATTCCCTTCGCTCAATTTGCATGTTGTATGGAAAGCCAGGGACTTGGGAACGCTTCGTACAGTTCGAGGCCGAGGCAAGACGCAAGAGAGCGGAAGCTCAGAAGCGAGCTGAAGAAGAGGCGGAAAGAAGACTGGTCATCATTTCGTATTGCATCGCTGGCCTCATCGCCACATCGGGTTTCGGTGGCTTTGCTTACTATGTCCTTTGGTACAAGGGGGTCGTGTAATGTATGTGATGGTAGTCCTCCTAATAATGGGTAGTGAGTACAAGATACATGCGGCTCCCTTGCTGTTTGAAAGCCACAGCTCGTGCCACAAAGAGTTGGTGGATTACGAAAAGGTTTTAGAAAAGACGAAGCCTAGTAACGGTTCGTATAGTGTTCGTTGCATACAGATGAACACTTCGTCAGCAGCAGCTCCGCTGGTGCGGAGCGGCTTGATAGCCGATAGCAGAAGTTGAGGAATTGATGGTGGGCCTAGAACATATTATTACCATAGCTGTCGCAATCGCAGGCAGTGCTGGCTTCTGGTCCTTCATGGCCGTACGTGAGAAGCAACGTCGGGATGCCAACGCTGAATACCAAACTACACTAAAGACACAGGTGGACAGACTGGCGGACAAGTTGGACGAAAAGACCTCGCAAATAGAAGCACTACTGAAAGAGATAGCGGAGCTACGTTCAGATTTATCAGCAGCCAAAACAACTATCATTCACCTCGAGACACTCCTGCGCAACAGATGATTGGCAGAGCAAGACAATATATATAGCGGGCGAGCCGCAGAGTTTTATGCCGCGTACATCATGGAGAACATGGGTCTTCGTATAACTCATGTAGATCTACCGTATGATGACCTATGGGCAGCACTCCCTGGTGGACGCATCGTACGCGTACAGGTCAAGTCATCCAAGCGCCCGCAGGAAAGATCAGATCTGGTCTGCCGTACCAAGAGATACGACTTCAAAGTAAACCCACACCGACGAGCTTCTTACGATGGCGTCTACATCTTTGTGGCCCTCGACCAAGAGCTAATGTTTGCGCGTAGATGGGACGACAGACCCCCGTTTTCTATTAAAGTTAATCCCCGAGAGTTCACACGAGAACGTCAATTTGAAACTTTACGTCGGGAGTTTGACCTATGAGAAAGATAGATAGTATTGTGGTACACTGTAGTGCCACTCGACCAGATTGGATGTCAGCAGATGGCATCAACGAACAGCTAAAAGAAATAGATAAGTGGCACCGCGAGCGTGGCTTCGACATGATTGGGTACTCGTACCTAGTCTCCCGCAACGGCGAGGTCGTACAGGGTCGCCCCCTTGAAAAAACTCCCGCCGCCCAGAAGGGTCACAACACAGGATCAATCGCGATCTGTTTAATCGGTGGCTTCGGCTCCGACGCTGACGACCTAGCAACAGAACACTACACTCCCGTGCAGCTTGCCCGTGCGTACTCCCTGATCCGTGAGCTGCAAGAACAGTTCAACGTAAAGAACGACAACGTACTCGGACATAACAGAGTAAGTACCAAGGCGTGCCCAGGTTTCCGCGTACAGAAATGGCTGGCTGGCATGTCTCTTTCTGAAGCAACGCAAAAGAAACCAGAGCGTACGAAAGCTGGCCAAAGTAAAACGGTCAAGGCTTCTGCTGCAACTGTCGCCGCAAGCGCAGGCACAACTATCACTGCGCTATCAGGCATCGACCAGAATGCTCAGTATATTATCCTCGGGTTTGCAGGCATCACTATACTATTTGCTCTATACATAATGCGGGAACGATTAAAAGCATGGGCAGAAGGCTGGCATTAAATGTTCGGTATGCAAAAACTTCAACTATACGCGCTGGTTGGCGCGGCGTTCGTACTCGGTTTGCTTGGAATTTATTCGGCAGGCGTAAGTCGGGGTCAAGATAAGATCAAGCGCAAGATTGACGAGAAGCGCCTAGCCAACGTCAGATCACAAAGGAAAATCACAGATGAGATTAACGACCTTGATGAAGATGAGTTGTATCATCGCGCTACTAAGTGGATGCGCGACGATTAGTGGTGACACGTATTGTGATATAGCCAAGCCACTATACTTTCAGAACGAAAACACAGTTAACTTCCTTATCGAGAAGGACGAAGACTTGTTCAAGGACATACTCGTACACAACGAGACGCACCAAAAGGTGTGCAAATAATGTATTGATCCCTAAATGTTCGCTTGCATTTATGAAGTATGGATAAACTTATTAAAAAATACAGTGCGCAACTGTCTCAACTGGAGTACGAGCTTCAAATATTAGAACCAAAAATAGACTTACCTAAGAAGCAAATGCGTGCTCGGGCTTACTTCTTATCGTCTCATGCGCGACGTTGTTTCGGTGTACTGGTCATACGAAATACTCTTCACGAGGAGTTAACAACTATAACAGACACCGCAAAGTTACTTGGCATCAGTCGCAACTCTGCCGAGACGATTGCAAACGACTGCGAGGCCGAAGGTTGGGTTGCCAGCGACAGGTCTATACCAAACTATCGGTATCTTTCTGCGACCCCTTTCTTGCTAGAGGTGTGGGGATCATACGCCGAAAGAGTGCGAGATGTATCAAATCGTATAGACTTTAGTGACACGCACATAGCGATCAAGGCGCTTGGAATTTAGCGCCAAATCACTTGGTGTTTTCACCGATACATTTGTAGTGCATATCTTATAGCCTACTTAATAAAAATAATAACGTAGCAGTAACAGTAGCTTGAAGGAGAAGTGTGCCTAAACAGATCGAAAGGTGTTGACAAAGATGTATCATAACCACTACATAGGAGACAGTCCAGAAACCCCTGGGCCTTTTAAATCAATCATGGATCAGTATGAAACAATGTCAAACAACACACAAAACTTTCGGTTCGAACTTGCTCGACTTGAGGCGAAGCTCGACATTATCACCAATCTCCTGCTGCAAAGTACAAATAGCGCACCAGCTATCAAGGACACTGCCAGCCCAGTTGCACCCGCCGAGCTGTCTCTACTTCGTACCATGACAGCGAAGCAGCATGTTACTGCCCAATTCTTAATAGAAGGTTGGTCAAACAAAGCCATAGGAGATGTTCTTAATATAGCAGAGAACACTGTTAAGCTGCACGTTCGGGCCGTATGTAAGAAGGTCGGCACCAAAACTAGAGGCCAAGCTGCCTTAGTAATGCACGACATACTCGACCGCGTTGACCCGACTGAGTACCAACGATCTTCGGGCGGCTTACCAATCGACTGGGCTAGAGCTTACGACGGTTCCAAGCCCGACCCATATGAAAACTTGTATCGAAAGGAGGACTAAACTTTGCCGCTCTTCAAAGTTAAGAAGCGCAGCGGTGGAAAAATGTATCAAGCGGTTGGCTCGTTCCAAGGTTTCCGCGTTCGACATTCTCTAGGAACCAATGACTACGTACATGCAAAAGAACTATGCGCTGAGTACGAAGCCAAGGTTTTAGCAGGAACTATAAAGCTCGGACAGAAATCAATCCACGGAGCACAGAACAGATTTAAATCTGTCGCTCGCCGCTATCTCAAATCGCCCCATACTGGGAGCAGCAAATCAACCAAGGAGTACGTCATGCGTCTCGTCAATCACTTCGGAGAGTTTCAGATCAACAAGATCGACCTCAACGACGTGGAAGAATATGTAGAGGAGAAGCATGTCAATCGTGGCAATGCGAACTCAACAATTCGCAGAGACCTTAACCAACTCCAAGGCGTACTCAACTTCGCTGCATCCCTCGGGTTACGTGAACCAGTAAAGTTAAAGAAGCCGCGTGAAGGCAAACACAAAACGGATACGCTATCGCAAGAAGAGATCGACACAATCTTTCCTGACTTGCATCCAGACATCCGACGCCTTTGCAACTTCCTACTCCACACTGGTGCTCGTCCTATTGAGGCGATGCGTCTGACCTATGACAACGTAGACTTCAGTAACAACACTGTAGTCCTCGGATCGTACAAAGGTGCAGACGGAGAACTCAGGGAGCGTCGGGTGCCCCTCAACGACAAGGCACTCTTAACAATCCCGCGCAGTGATCCACCCCCTGCGGCATACCCATTCATGATCGACGGGCGACCGTTCGAAACTAACAAACAGATTGGGTATCACTGGCGTAAGGTTACTGACAGGCTAGAAATAAGAAAGTCACCTTACACCCTAAGACACACATTCGCTACGCGTCTTGCGCGTAACGGAATACCGCCCAAAGTAATCGCAGATTTACTGGGGCATTCAGATCTAAAGATGGTGATGCGTTACATGAACACCACCTATGAGGATCATAAAGCAGCCGTGATGTCCCTGTAATTGGGTCAGCCACACAACTAAACAGAAGACCGAAAGTTATGAAAAGATTTATGTGTTTACCTATTGCAGATCAGAAGCGTACCGACTATTCCGATCCACGGAGACGTGGCCGAGTGGACGAAGGCGCTCCCCTGCTAAGGTATTTCCATACCAACTACCATAACTTTCGGTGCTTATTGAGCGGCCCAAGACGTGACAACTCTTGGCTTAATAATCACCTGCATCGTTAACGATGCGCCAAAGATACGGTACTAAAAATGACAAATCACACAACTTCAGTCCTTGAGATTACAAACTTAACCATCAGTGGATCAGCCTACGCCCAGACCAGTGATGGAGATACATGTTACATATCAGTCAACATGGCACAGGCAACCAACGTGGCCATCGGAGACAGATACTACGCACAGATGAAAGATA